CACTGCGGAGACGTCTTCGAGGTCCCGCCCAGCCAGAGCGACCGTCGGTTTTGTTCGTCCTCTTGTTCACACTCTGAGGGCAAGGGTGGAAGGCTCTCTTTACAGACCGATGGCGGGCGAAACAGCCGGTTTGTAGAGGCGGAAATCGACCGCGAGGAGATCAACGATGACCACTGACATCGAGCCGCGGCGGCCCGACGACGAAACCGCGCGAGACGCCATCCGCGCGGTTGCCGAGAAGTTCGACGGCGAACCCGTCGGCCGCCTCGCCGAGATCTACCTCGAATCAACGGAGGACACCAACTCATGAACGGCGTCCATGTCGAAATCGTCCGGGGTCTCCCGGAACTTCCGTCGCGTCGTGACGAGTTGATCCCGCGTCTCTGCGTCATCGGCTTCGACGAGGGAGTCGTCGAGGATGTCCATCGCGCGCTGGATGACGGCATGCGCCTCGCGGTCGACCGCCTGATTGCACTCGGCGCAGAACGACCGGTGCGGCTCGACGACAGCGCCACACCGCGGACACCCCCGGGCCGCCGGCGTCACCAGCTCCTCCCCAGCCTCCACCTCAACGCCGTGCGCCTTAGCGATCTCGCGATCGGTGTCCTCACCGAACACCTGGATGTACCGCGCCGCCGCATCCGACCCCCGAACCCACCCGTGATGGTCCTCGATGTGTGCCTGGTTGACGTTCCGCCGAGCGAGGTAGGCCGCACTCGACTTCCGGAAATTCGTCGGCGTCACCGGCTTATCGACACCGGCGCGGTCGGCCGCCGACTCCAGGATCTTGTAGAACATCCGATCGGAGACCCGTTCCGGGCGGCCGAGCTTGCTCCAGAGCGGATCCGTGCCATCGTTGCCGGGGTGTTCGGCGAGCCAGTCGGTGAGGTACTCGACCGCGGGGACGAGCAGGACGCTCCGCCGACCCTGCTTGCCCTCGACGGTGACCTGGAGGCCGTGGTCGTGGTCCTGACAGTCCCGCCGTTCGAGCGCTTTGAGTTCGCCCCCACGAAACCCACCGTCGAACGCGACCCCTATCAACGCCCGATCCCGAAGGTTCTGCGCAGCGTCGAGCATCGGCGCGACATCGTCCTCCCACACGAGGATCTCTCGCGGATCCGGCGTCGGATCATAACTGTTCGAGTACGTTGTCGGAATCCACGCCACGGACTCTGGTGGGTCGTCATCTTCGGGAGGTCCGGTGACGAGGCCGGCGAACCGATTCAGGATCGCGCGCATATCTCGGTTGGACTCCTCGTTGTCGTATTCGGCGTCGATCCAGTCCTTGACGGCTTCGGCGGCCTCGCGGTTCTCGAGCGCGTCGGCGAGCTGGCCGTGGCGTTCCGCGATGAGGATGACCGACCGGAGGAGCTTCTTGTGCCGCGCCGCCGAGAGCGATTGCGGGCGCCGGCGCTCCAGCCGCGTATCGAACTGCTCGATCAGCTCGCGGTCGTCTGCGGCGATCTCGCCGTTGTGGAGGCGGGTTCGGAGGGTCTCGATCTCGTCGACGTCGGTGACCATGCTGGTGGTCTTACAGCCCCGGTGGAAATAGGTTTGGCTGTGAACGTTTGGTTCAAATCCCTCCACCGGCTTGCACCCAAATGTTCAAAGCCAACAGCGATTAGTCCACGATCGCGCTGTTCTCCCGGGGGTGCATCGGCATGACGGGCGGTCAATCGCAGGGCGTCGAGTGCCAGGACTGTGGCCGCGACGACGTGCCGCTGCGGGCTATCGAAATGGTCAACCTTCCGAAACAGATGCTGTGCCGCAACTGCTTCGAGACGGCGCTGGAAACCGGGGAGGTCGATCCGTCAGACCCGCGAGTCGAGAATCGGGGTGAGACGTCGTGACGCCCTCAGACGTTACCGAACGGTGTCCGTGCTGCGGTGTCGTCGGTGAGAAGACCGAACGGGTCGGGACGTTCACGTGCGAGGTCCGGGCGTGCCGCGTCCATTTCTACCAGCGCGCCGACGAGCACCACGACGTTGCCGTTGGTGCTCCCGCTGCTGAAGACGGGCGACACGTAGAGCCGGGCACTGACGGTCAACCCCAGGCCGATACTGGCCGCTGCATTACCTGTGGCGACGAGATACACGGGGATGGGGTGTATACGCAGAGCGGCGTCAAAATGGACGGCCACGAACGTCTCGCAGATGGCGAGTCGGTCAAGATCTCAAATCTAATGGAGATGGATGATGGGCCGTACTGTTCTCTCGACTGTTCACTGGACACGGGAACTGACCGCTCCGACGGAGGTGTCGAGCAGTGACCGACACGTACACCGTTGCTAGATGGGCCGAGGCGCCCTACACCAGTTACGACAAGCGCCACATCCAGATCGAGCACCGCGTCCGCCTGCTCGTCCACGAGCCGACGGTCATCGACGTCCTTCACGAGCGCCGCACCGACGACTACGGACACCGCAGCGACTGGGAGGGTGTCGACGTGCTGGAAGTCCGCCCACAGGGCGTCCAGAGAGAATCGCTCCGCGAGGGGGTGCTGGCCGAATGACCGACGACCGGATGTCAACCCGGCCCGATACCGCCGAAGCAGAGTACGAGATCTACAAACGATACGGCCGCCCCCCACGGCCGTACTACGGAAAGTGCCTCGAGTGTGGCGAAACCTGGGAAGTTGACGGGGCCCTTCTCGATGCCGACAACGACGCTCGCTACCACGCTGGCTATCACGGCGGGCTCAAAGAAGAACACGTCCAGGTCGTGGTCACGGACGCCTCCGGCCGCGAACTGTTCCGCTTCCATGCGCTTTTTAAACCCGGTATGGAGCCGGAGTGCTGTTCCGGCTGCGGTGAGCGTGTGGATGGCGACCAGGTTGTCTGTCCGAACTGCGGGCACATTCCGGAGGCGGATCGGTTAACAACGGACGAAGCGGTGGTGACCGAATGAGCGCCGTCTGCGAGCGTTGCGGCGCCGACATGCGCTACCTCGGGCGGGTGCAGAACGCCGACGGCGGTAACCACGGCCACCACAACCGAGTCTTCTATTGCCAGGGTTGCGACCGGGAGGTGCTCCGCGGATGAGCGGTCAATCCCAGGGCGGCACTGTCCGATCACCGCCGGACCCATATGACGCGGACGATGCGCTGCACATCGACGAATTCCCGCCTTACAACGGAGCAAGACATGCAGCGTTTGCGTTCGATGACGAGGGCAACCGGTACAAAGTCAGTACGGGAGATCGGATCCCGTCTACCAAATTTTTCCCCGAGGACATCAACGCTCGTATCTACGAGCAGCTTCCCGACCGGCCGAAAGGCCCGAACCTGCTCGAGATCGGCCCGGGAGAGATTGAGCATTCCGAAGTGGTGGAGCACAACGAGGCTATGGCATCGTGGCAACAGGAGCGAAACGAACTCGAGGAGCGATACGGCAACCCGCACGAATACGCCCGACGGCTCGAGGTCGACCACATACAGCCGATTACAGACGGCGGGCACCCGTTCGACCCCGCGAACCTCCAAACCCTCTGCTCGACCTGTCACACCGAAAAAACCAGCACCGAAGCGAGTGCACGCGCCCAAACCCCGGGCCGGAACGAACTAAACCAATCGCTATTCGAGTACGTCGCGACCGACGAAGAGGTCGATTTGTGAGCCACTCCGAAGAGCTGTCGGACCGCGACAAATTCGTCCTCGCCGAGACAGTCCAAGCCGGAGATGACGACGATCTGGCCGACCGCGTGGCCGTCATGGAGTCGCTCGTCGAGTCCATGCAGGCCGACATCGCGCGACTGGAGGCAGACCTTGAAGCCGAACGCGAGGAAACGCGTAACCTGGTCCAGATGGTCAACCGCCTCCAGGACGTCGTCGAAGACCGTGACAAACTGGTTGGGGCCTCCACACTCGAAAAATACGCCTCAATGGACATGGCCGACCGCGAGTCGTTGCTAGGCACCAGCGAGCAGCGGGCCGTTTCGATCTACCGCCACTGGGACGACCTGGCATGGGTCGCCAAGGGCCACGAGGTAATCGAGACGCAGGCCCGGGCGAGCGCTACCGGCAAGCAGTCGAAAGCGAAATTCCGGCTCGAGAAACATTTCGATGAATCCCTCCAGTCGACCGAACTCTACCGCGCATTGAAGGCCGTTGCCCGACTGTCGGGCGGCGAGGCCTCGACAGACGAATACAACCACGAACGCATCACGGGCGGCGACTTCGAATACCGGCACGTCTACAAACGGAGCGGCCACGGAACCCGACGGGTCCTCGAACGGGTGACCGACGCATGAACGTAGAAAAATCTCTTTGGACTTGGGAAAACCTCTTACAGCGTTGTAAGCGGTATCCCCAGACTACCGTAAGAGAATTGGCCGCGTTGGCTATCCTCGGAGGAGGGAAACCGCCGCCTAAGTAATATCAGCTATGGCGGTTGATGCGCAGTGTTAATATTCTCTTACACGAAGAGTGATGGGCCCGGCCCTATCTCTCCGCACAACCGACCGACGCGAGTACGGTCGGTTGTGCGAAACCTCTTACAACGCTGTAAGAGAAACTGACGAGGATGTGGCAATACTTGTGTGGTTCTCACGCTATCCACTGGCAGCCCCCTACTATATACGACAGTACCACGTCCTAGGGGTGAGCGAATGGTATCCAGGTTCGAGATCACAATATTATTCTACATTTTCGTTGCCGCAGCAGTCACGTATATCGCTCTATTAGTCTATGACTTCTTAACAAACAACCCAATTGTGCTCGTTGCTCTAGGAATACTTTCTATAATAATTATTGCAAGTGTCATTTACCACGCCTGGGGCGCCGATGCCCCCACACCGTATGAATATTTCGCTGAACTGAATAGCGTCGAAAAATATGGACTCATAACAAAAACCGGAACACTACTTACCGTCATCTTCATCATTCCCGCATTCCTGGCGAACACCTTCAATATATACTGGGTTCTTGAAATTACAGGCATCAGTATGCTCTTACTCGGCATTCAACTCGAATATAGCGCATCCGACGGCGAAAAGCGGAATTTCTCCGAGTGAATCGCGATTCGAACGAGCGGGAGGCGGGATTATAGGACTGGAAACAGCACTTATCTGGATATGTCCGGTATAGAATCCGGGGAAGAGTCGGTCTGTGGGTATCCGGCGAGTAACGGGCCGTGTGGGAACCCGGCGACGGAGGGCGAGCGGTGCTGGCTGGAAAACCACACCAAATACCCAGGGCTCGGCCCGGACGAGGTGTCGGATGGTCGGGGGGCCCATCCGGGGAACGAGTATGCCGAAGGGAATGATGGCGGTGCCCCGATCGGGAACGCGAGGGCGATGCGGCATGGACTCCATATGACGGCTGAACGGATTCTCGAGGTGATGGACGATCGGCAGCAGGTGGAGTTCAAACAGGCGTTCCTCGATTTTCGTACCGGCTGCCGGAACGACAGGCAGGCGATGAAGCTGGCGGTGTTCGACACGATGGAAACCACCATCATTCAGAACTTGATCGACGAGGCGTTGCACGAGTGGGTGCAGACGGGTGAGGCGTCCGGGGAGGGGTATGATCGGTTTATGCAGGAGAAGATCGAGGCGGCCCAATCCTTCCGTCGGGAGATCCGGTTGGGGCTGCATTATGAGGGGAATTCCGCCCAGCACGAGGGGTCGTCGAGTGGGCACGAGAATCTGGATGCGCTGGTCGAGTAGTGATGGGCGATACGATAGACGCGGCCGTGGATGCACGCTCGACGAGCTGTCCATGCTGTGGCGACCAGATGAAACGAAAGATGGGCCGGTTGTGCCGGTCGTGTGAACGCGAGGGCTGCGACCCGGACACCGGGTTATGCTTGAAGAACGACCACTACCGATCCAAGGGGTCTTGATTCGATGTCGGGCGGGATTGATACCTCGTGGATCGACCACGAGACAGCCCACAGTGAAACTAAACGTGGTCGGGTGCCGACGGCGGAGCTGGAAGCCGCCTCGGAGAATATCGTCACGTGGGCGGAAACCCTCGTGAAGATCAACGGCGTCCCGCTCGACTACCAGGGCGACTACCAGTTCTGGCAGGACCCCCTCCGCGCCGTCATGGACCCCGATACCGAGCGCATCCACATCTGGAAGATGGCCAGGGGCCTGGGCAAAACCGTCCAATCCGCGCTACCGTTAATGAAGATCCCCACCACCAGGCGGATGTGCGACGTGATCCATACCGTCCCCCGCTCGGATCAGCTCAACTCGTTCATGAAACGCTCGATCGCCCGAATGATCCAAACGTCTCGAGGCGATCCTCCGGTGCTGGCGTCGATGCTCGCCGACGGCCGCGTCGCCGTCAAACGAAACAAGTTCCGCACCGGCTCGTTTCTCGAGGGCCGATCGGCGTGGGGTGACGGCCGCAGCATTCAGGGCTTCCATGGTCAGTACGGGAACGCCGACGAGGTACAGAACTGGACCGCCGAAGCCCTCGCAAACCTGAAGGAAGCCATCGACAGCGGGATGGCCCGCCTCCTATTCACGGGGACGCCGAACTACGAAGGCACGGTGTATCACGAGCACTGGCAGGAATCCACACAGCATCGCTGGCACTACGCCTGCCCCCAATGCGACGTCGATCAAACCATCACCCTCGACAGCGTCCACGTCGTCGAGGTGGACCCGAAACGATGGGGTCTCTACTGTCGACAGTGCCAGCACGAATTCACCAAGCAGGACATCCTGCATGATGGGTTCTGGCGGGCGACGAACCCCACCGGCGTCCACCGCGGGTATACGATCAGCCAGCTCGTCTCACCACGGCACCCGCTCGACGAAGTAATGCGATCTAGGTCCCTCGCCAGCACGTCGACGGCCGAGTTCAACCGCTTCAAGCTCGCCCAGTTCTACAGCGGTGGCGCGAAGCCGATTCCGGAGGCGGCGATCTACGCCTGTTGTGACGACGACCTCGCGCTCCAGCACCGCGCGGAACCAGGGTATGGCCCGTATTACGCGGGTGTCGACTGGGGCGGCGGCGAATCATCCGACACCATCGTCGTGATCGCCACCGTGGACGGCCGCCAGAAAGACCACTGGCCCACTGGTGTCACGATCCGGAACGTCGAGCGCGTGGGGTATGAGCATCGGACGGAGGAACTTCGAAAGGTGGCTGGGGTGCTGGATCGGTTCGGGATCGGCACGGATGGCCGGGCGGTCGCCGATCTCGGGTACGGCGAAGCACACGTCGACGTACTGCAGAACGGCGATCGGCGGGAGAATGCGATCCCCGAGCGCGGCTGGGGATCGCATGTTACCGGCCACCGGTTCAACCTGTCCCCGAGCAACGATCCCGGGGGGAAGTGGCCGTTCCTCAAGCGCGACGGGAAAACCGTATACGCGGCCCAGGCCCCTTGGGCAAACAGAGTCTTCGACCTCTTTCCAGAGGTGCAGGGGTTTGATGAGACGGTGACTGCAGATGAATTGGAGGGGGAGTACGAGCACGAGCGGACGCCGGATGCACGCATCACGATCCCGTATCGGGACCACGTTGAGACGCGGGATACGATGACATATTGGTTCGACCATCTCACTAGTGTGAAGCGGGAGTTTCAGGAAACGAAGTCGGGGACGCGGCGGGAGCGGATCACGACGTTCCAGGATACCCAGCAGGACGACGGATTCTACGCTCTGATCTATTGCTATACGGCGGCGTGCCTCGGCGGAAAGCGCGGCGGGGTCGAGCCTGACACCTGGCGATATACCGGGCGGACGGCGTGATTCAGCGTCACGCTGGTTTATCCCCCGTGCTGTCGACAGGTCGGGTATGGTCGGGCCGGCGAACGAACGAGTCAGGACCACACAGTTCCGCCAGCGCGAAGTCGTGCAGGCCGATCCGTGGTTCTCCATCAGCACTGGGTGGGATAACATCGATCGGACGAACTGGGACACCGTCACAGCTGGCGGTGGGAGCGTCGACCCAGGGACCGGCGGCCTCTACGAACTGACAGTGAGCGCTGCGGAGGGAGATCTGGCTGTCCTTCGGACGCGGGATCGCGTCGGGTACGTCCCCTCGATGTCCTCCTTATTCGGGTGGGCGTTCCTCGCCGACAACCTGCTCGCCGTGGATCAACGCCTCCGGATGGGCGTCACCACCACGCGGGACTGGCAGAACGCCTACAGGTGGGAGATCACCGGCACACCCGGCGACGCGCCGTCCGATCACTACCTGCAGATCATCAAGAACGGCACGACAAACATCAGTATTCATCGGGACCGGTGGGCGTCCGACCCCAGCGTGTTCGGATGGGACGAAACCGTCGGCGCGATCGTCAGGAACGAGCTGGGCTGGTACGATTTCGGGGAGTGGAAGCCCGAAGTACAAATCCCGGATCTGCTGGACAACACGTCGAACAGCATCATCGACCTCAATCTGAATCCGGATCCGAACGTGTCGAAAGTCACGCTCCCACTGGATCGACTGAGCCCGGTGTCGGAGACGGCGACGGATAAGGTGAACTTCCGGATGCGGTGCGAGCTGGAAAACACCGGCCCGGACGCGTCGGCGGCCACGGTCCGGTTCGGGAACGCCCACTACAACATCCTGGGCCAAAACGACGCAACACCCCGCTACAAGGACGTCGGCCGGACTGGGGACATTGGCGGCGGGGACATCACGACCACGCAGCCGTATCCCCTCATTGCGGTTCGGACGGCGGACCGCGACGTGCCAATGTCGTTGGAGGGGATTATGACGATCCCGGGGTCGGAGGATGTTCACGTGTCGGCGTACATGATGCGGAAACCGGACGTGGCGTTCGTGAACGGCGCGGAGCAGGATATGACGCCGCCACCCGGCCTCGATACGCGGGAGGCGTTCTTCGAAGACACCGAATGGGGGAACATTGATAGTGTGACGCGGTTCGATGCGGCGGGTTCGGGGAATAACGACCCGCACGTTGGGACGAAGGGGTATCCGGTGGGGCGGAAGCTCGCGGGTCGGTCGATGCAGGGCGGCAGCGGGCTGAACGAAGCCGGCGCGTCCACTGGGCTGGATGCGAATGCCCAGTTGAACGATCTGGATTACCTCGTGTTGATGGCGCAGGCGTCGAGCACGGACAACATCAGCTTGAAAGCATTGGATTACAAGATCGCCGTCGACCGGTAGCTGGCCTGGATTCAGCGTGACACTGGTTTATCCTGACCGGGGGTGACCGTCGGGGTATGGCAGATCTATCGGAAGACGAGTATCGGGACGAACACGTGGTGCCGTGGATCCAAGAGCAGCACCCCAACGCGGACATCGAGACGGAGCGGTATCTGGATCACGTCGAACACGGCGGATACGTCGATATCTGGGTGAATCTCGGCACGCACCACCTGGCGGTAGAAGCGGGGAATCACGACTCGACAGTTCGGGAGAAGGCGGCGCAGGCGATGGAGTATGCCGGCTATTCGCCGGTGGCGGTCCCGGTGGTGGCGTTGCCGGTGGGGAGCGTCGACCAGGCAGTCCGGGCGATCTTCGAGGATCGCGGCGTGATGACGTGGCTGCTGCCAGCCGACGCCGGCGACGACTCGTGAATTCAGCGTGATACGTGTTTATCCCGCGTTGAAGGGACTGTCCGGGTATGGAGTTACCGGACGCGCTACGCAGCCTGCTGGCCGGCAGCTCGGACCCCGACACGGAGGTGGGCGTCGAGGATCGGGCGGCCAGGTTGGATGGCGGGCGGATCGTCGCTAAAGGCGGGGAACAGATCGCGATCGACGTGCCCGACGACGCTGACGTAGACGCCGATCGCATCCAGGCCGCACTGAACGCCGAAGCCGGCGGCGCCGGCGGGGTGAACGTCCGCGGGCAGGCCGGCGGCGACACCACCGTCACACCCGTCGCCAGCGGCTCGGACATCCACATCACGGATTCCGCGTTCGACCTCTCGGACTGGGAGTATTCGGCGTTTCTCGACGACCAGATCACGAACCTGATCGAGAACCGCGTCGACTATACCACGGATACGGGGAAGTGGATCCTCGCAAACGACGACCTCATACCGGGGATCCTGATCCGCCTCAAGTCGCTGATGCTTAAGAGGGACGGCCTCGAGGTGCAGCCCGCCGACCCCGACACGGCGGCTGATCAACGGTTGGCCGACCACATGGACGCGATCTACACCGCCGATCCGAGCGTGGAGACGCACGTCGACCCGTCGAAAGTCCTCGACAGCGTCCTGGAACAGAACCTCCTGAACGCAGTGTACGTCGGTCGCTCCACGGACCTGCAGCACCTCAACGTCAACGATTTATCATACGTGAAGGACGGCGAGACGGGTGACGAGATCTATATCCAGGAACAGACGAGTTACACAACGTTCGAACTCGACGACGACAGCGGGGAGCCCGACGTAAGCGTGAAACACACCGACGACCGCCAGGCGCTCGAGATCGGGCAGGAAGTCCTCGACGTTCGGATGTACCGGACGCCACCACTGCAGGCGATCGCCGACGACGCCGTGAACAAGATGCAGCTGAAGCGCCTCCAAGGGAGGAAAGCGGAGATCGCGAGTATTGGCGGCGTGATTATTAAGGTGAATCCGCCGGCGTGGCTCGTCGAGGAAGATTACGACCAGTACGTCGACGCCGCTGATAGCCAGTTCGGGGACGAATCCGGCCGCCTGTTGGAGCTGGTGATGGCCCAACAGATCGAGGCGGCGCTGGAGACGCTCGAGGAGTATCAGACGGCGACGGTGATGGCGGTCCCGGAGAACTGGGAGACGGAGACGATCGAGCTGCCCGAGATGGACGAATCGATGTCCTCGATGATCCGCGACTACAACGAAGCCATCAGCCGCCGCCTCCTTCTCCCATTGGACTTGATCGAGTTGAAAGAGGGCCCGGAGCTATCTCGAAACTCGATGATGCAGATGTTCCTCGACCAGATCAGTGGCTGGCAAGGCCAAGTTTCGGAACTGTTCGATCAGTTCGCGCAGGTGCAGGCCGAGATCCATGGCCTCGCGGGGAGCGTGGAACATGAGCTGCCGGCGATCGCGGCGGAGGATGAATCCGAAATCATCCAGCTATTCAACTACGCCGGCCTGCTCGGTATGAGCGAGGCGGAAGGCCGGGAGCTGGCGAACACCCTGGAAGGGGTGGATCTGGAAACCGACCCCACCAGCGGTATGCCGCCGGAAGGTGGCCCAGAGGATCCAGGGGATCGAGAACAGCAGATGGATGAAATCCTGGATCAACAGCCCGATACCCGTACATCTGCCGATATGGAGGGCCCTACAGTGGGTGACGATCGGCGCGAACCCCGGGCGTCCGCCGATGACAGCGCGATCAACCGCCGGGACGTGCTGGCGAGCCTCGGCCTCAACGACACTGACGACGAGATAGATCTAAATCGAGACGTCGAAGCCGACGGGTACCCGGTGGACCCGGAGGTGTGGCCACATCGCGCCGCCCGCGCGGCCTGGGATAACGTGGGGCAGTCGATGGACACGTGTATGGCGCATATGGTGACGGAAGCCGGCTGGGATGACCGGAAAGCCGAAGCGTTCTGTAGGGGGTTGCGGGACTCGCTCCATCAGCAGAATCCGCTGTCGCAGTTCCAGACCGAGGCGGCCGGATCGGAGCTGGATCTGACGCCGCCGGCGGCGGCCCAGGACAACGCCCAGCAGGTGTTAGACTGGCGCGACGAACACCCCGACGAGATCGAGGGAATGACCGAAACGGGGTGGCGGCGTGCCAGACAGCTAGCGGAAGGCGGTGAACTATCCGCTGATGTCGTCAAGCGGATGGCCCAGTTCAACCGCCACAGGCAGAACAGCGGCGTGGCCGACGAACACGAGGGGACGCCGTGGCGGGATGCGGGTCACGTGGCCTGGCTCGGGTGGGGTGGTGATGCTGGTGTGGATTGGGCGCTCGAGACATCCGAGGCACTCGCCGCGTCGTTCGCCGAGCTGGCCGCTGCCGGCTCGTATAGGGAAGGGGATGAAGTGGACACCCCGGAGGGTGTCGGTGTGGTGGTGGAGGTTCGCACCGAGGAATTCGAAGGGCCCGAGGGGGACGTGATCGATGCCACGAGCGACGAGCCAGCTTACGTGGTGGGCGTGGAAGATGGCGTTCGGGTGTATCGGGAAGATGAACTGGGATCGGGACAGATTGATGCGGATGTGGATAACCCGGAAGGGGAACTGGGCAGCGATGGCGATGAAGCTGCATCTGCACTGATCGAGGCAGCCCGTGGTGATGGCCGATTTAGTTACCCTGAATCCTGGACGGAAAGCGAGACACCGGCCAGGCTGATCCTGCTGAAAGCCTGGGCGAGGATGAACGGCCAGTTCGACTGTGGGGGCGAGTGCTGTAAGGGTGAAATGCTTTCCTCGGGGATGTCCGAACCGGCGGCGAACCGATTCTGTGCCAGTATGAAGGATCGGGTGCTGGGTGGCTGGGAAGGCTGGCGGGGCGGGTGATCCTCGATGTCGGCGAGGGATCCAGCATCGAAGAACGGGACGGACCTCCGCCGCGCTCGGCAGCACGCCAGACGCGTGGTCCGTGAACTGCAGTCCGTGATCGAGGACTTCCTCGCGGGCGAAGGCATAGAGATCATGCAGCAGCCGACGGCCAGCTCCAGGTCGAAAGCCCGACGACTGAACGAACAGCTCACTCGGCTCGCCTCGCGAGAACTCCGAGTGAAGCTGGTCGGCTGGTTGGAAGAACGCCACAAAACTACATTGGCTCGAGCCGCACGAGCATCATTCAACCGCGTGCAGCAGACACTTCCCGGTCAGTTCGACGAATCGGACCTTATCGGCTCTCCGAACTTCGACCATGCTGATCGGGCGTTGAACCGTGAGTTGCGGAACATCGACGCGGCGCTCTTGTACGAGAACAGCGACTCGCTCGCGGAGGAAATCGGGGATCGTGCCACCCGCCAGATCCAGATCGGGTTCAGTCAGAACGAACCCGTATCTTCGGTTCGGGATGATCAGACCGATCTGGCCACGCGGGTGGAACAGGTGTTGTTGGATGGGGATGCGGAGACGCGGGACGAACACGGGATCACCGGTCAGACGGCCCGATCGAAAGCTGAGCTGATCAGCCACGACAGCGTGCAGGACGCATACGTCACCGCTACCCACCGGCGCTATCTGAATAACGGGTTCCGGTACGGAACGTATGATGCGGTGATCGACCGGAAAACCAGCATCGTGTGCAGACGGCTGGATGAAGTCACAGTGGATCTTGTCGAACAGCCGTGGCTGCTGCCCCCGAACCACCCGTGGTGCAGATCCGATATCCGGCCCCTACTAGAACTACCGGAGGGGGCGGAACCGATCACCGAAGATGACATCGGCGACGTGCACCTGAAACGCATCTGGGGCACGAACGGCTTCAGGCCGACGGTGATCGATGCGGAACAGGAGTTCAATCCGACGGTGTTGAATGAGCGGTTGGATCGCGCCGCCATCTCTTAACCTTTCAATACACATATGTTGGAATATTATCACGGACTTCCCGTCCATTTACATCTATTGCCGTGAACGTCTAGCGTGATGTCAACTATGGGACGGAACGGGCCTGGCGGGGATGATCCAGGATCTGACGAACCACCGCGGCGGGGGAAGAACTTCGGCACCTCTCCGTACCTCGACAAGGAAGGCCGTGAGATCCTGAACCGCGCCTCGCGCCAAGTGATGCGTGCGCAGCCGGACTGGGCAGATACCCCGAGTGATCCGAAGCTCTCCACCGTCCTCAAGCAGTTACAGCAGGGCGATGGCTTCACCGACACCGGAATGCTCATCGAACTCTTAGGGAATGGCCTCACCGCGCAGGAAACCCTCGTGTGGGTGCTGTGGCGGCATAGCGGCCTGAAACCTCGTGAGATCTTCTATGCGTACGAGGGGAAGGACCACCCGGGGTGTGCCGGCGTGGATGATCAGGCAGTACGGAACATCCGATCCAGGATCCGGTCGGCGGCGATGAAACTCGGGGTGACCGTCGATGTCTAGCTCCCAGGACGACGGGGATGGGTATGGGAGTAACTTGCAGCCGTTGAAGCCGGGTGAGCCGTGGCAGGTATCGTTCGCGTATGCCTATTTCGTCGGCCTGATCCTACTCGTCGTCACCGGGTTTTCCCTGGCGCTGTACCTGGGGATCATCGAGCTGCAGGCGTCGCTGTCGTTCCAGGTGGACCTCGGGTGGGTCGTCGAGTACCTCGCGGCGATCCTGCTGGCGGCGTTCGCGCTGTTCACGTTCGTCCAAATCGTCCGGATCACGGGGATCGGGTTCATCCGTGGCCTGATTCGGGCGATCGCGCGGATCGCGGATAACTACGAGCTCCCCGGCGAACAGCGCGTCCAGCAGCGCGACGAAACCGATGGCGATCAGGAACCCGGCTCGTGATCAAGGCGGGCAGCGATCCACGCACCGGCCATCACGAGGATCGTATCGAGCAGTACGTCTTCGGCCTGCCGGTCCCGGGGTTCGTCCGACCCGTACGGCCACGCACCGTGTTCGAATTCCGCGATCTCCCACAGCGTCGAGATCCCGAGGCTGATCAGTGCAGCGTCCCGCGGCGACCTTGATCTCGGTAACTGGCGGCAGGTGGAGCCGATGGCTATGCCGGCGGTGTAGTGGGCGAGGTTGTCCCACCACCAGTAGTCGCGGTATTTCCCGACGAGATTCAATACCAGAGAGATCAGGCCGGCGAGGAACCCGATGATCAGCGTGCCCATACCAAACTAGATCATGGCCGGGGCGGATACGGTTCCCTCCCGCTGGTTCAATATCCAGCGTGATACCCGTTTATAGGTTGAGGCTGGCTCTGACTGGTTAGGGATGGATCCACAGCAGATCCAGGCGATCCACAGCCTGATCGACGATCTGCAGCAAACGGTAGCCGACGCTACCGACGCCGTGATCCACGCCCAGAACATCAACTACCAGGTGCCAGACCTCGAACCCGACAGCCAGGACTACACGACTGATTCCTGGGACGGGAGCGACGCGGTAGCGTCGTATCCGAATCCGTCGAGTGACGAGACGGACCTCGATGCGTTCCGCCGGAACTTCCTGCTTGCCCCCGCGATGGAGAGCGACCAGGCCGACGTGAAATCGGCCTACAAGCTCCCGTTCCGGGACAGCCACGACGGGAGCGTGAACGTGAACGCGCTCCAGGCCGCCCAACAGGCGGTGAACGGTGCCCGCGGCGGCGTCGACGGCGTCTCCGAAGACCAGCTCCGGGACGCCTACGATACCGCGACCGTGATGCGGGTGGCTGCCGGCGACCTTGAGGACGCGGACCAGGCCCCCGAGTTCAGTGCGAGCGTGGCAGCATCCCGGTCGTTCCACGCCCACGTCGAGGCGGCCGACGCCGGCGAGGCGTCCGAAGATGGCCTGCGGGGGATCGTGTGGGCCAGCGGCCAGCACGACCTGTGGGTGAACGGCGACCCCACCCCAGTGTTCGTCCCCGAGGGAACCATCCCGGAGACGTATCAGCGCGTCCAGGACCGCGTCCAGGCCGGCGACGCGCCGACGATCGGGTTTGACCACCCGGATGATGATTCGGTGGCGGCCCAGACCGCGCTCGGCGAGATCGGCGTGGCGCGGGAGTTCAGTCAGGACACGCTGGATGACGGGCGGGAAGCCATCGTGATGCGTGACTCCGAGTTCACGAATCCGAAGGCCGTCGAGGCGGCCGAAGCCGGATCTTTCGACGGCTTCGGCTTCAGTATCGTCGGCAACATCGCACTGCAAGAAGACGGCGGTGAGCCGGTGCAGCGCGAGGACGGCGCGCTGGTCGTCGAGGCGACGGAGATTCAGCGGATTGATTTGGTGCCGGATCAGGCTGTGGACGGCGCGACGAACGGGAACCTGCCCGAGCTGGCCGCTGCCGCGGAAGCAGCCGGTCGGCTGGCAGCGAGTTCCCCGAATCAGGCACCCGACGGGCTCGTTCGCACCCTTCGGGCTGCCGCCGGATCCATCAACGACATCGCGGATGCGGACACTGCACACATGACAGATGACGACATTCCCACGGACCCGGATGATCTGGATGCAGCCAAGGCGGCCTTGACCCAGGCGTCGGACACCGTGGAAGCGAAACAGGAACAGATCGAGGAACTGGAATCGCAGGTGGCGAGTCTCGACGTCGAAGCCGAACACTTCCGGGAGATCGCCGCCAGTCAGGGTGTCGACCCGGACGATGAGGAGTTCACGCCGCAGGACGTGGTGGATGCGTTCAGCGAAGACCTCCGCGCCGAGATCGCCGACCTCGAAGCGGCACTCCCGAAGTACGACCTCGACGATCAGGACGATCGCGTCGAGGCGCTCGCTGGGAAGCCGCTGTCGGAGCTGGAAGCGATGGCCGGGGAGCGATGGCGGGCGTTCGGCCGGTCGAAGGCGAAGCGCGACGAGCTGTCGGCGGCCGTCGCCGCCGACGAAACCGTCGGATCGGTCGAATCCGAGGCCACCGACCCGGAGGAAACCGACCAAGCGGCCCGATCCGTGATGACCGCTCGCGAGATCCACGCCGCGAACGCTCGCGGCCAGGCCCCGACGGACTTCATCGAGTCCGAACACGGCGTTTCCCCCGGGGAGTACAGTTCGGAACACGAGCTGCAGGCCGCGATCAGCGGAGGTGACCCCTGATGGCATCCAGATACGTCGCGTTCGTCCCCGGCGATAAGATCCCCGTCGAGGTAACGGACACCGGCACCAGCGAGCCCGGGGATCTGATGGAAGTTTCGGGGGAGGGCAGCGACTTCACGCAGGTGCAGCAGGCGACCGACGACTCGGCGGCGATCGGGATGCTGATCACCGACCCCAGCGACAGCAGTACGGACGACACCGTCCGGGCAACGAAGCCGGTGTACTACCTCACCCCGGAAGGATCGTACACGCCAGCGGCGGGCGACCTCGTGGCGGAACGCGCCGGCGGCACCGTCTCCGACACCCTCGGCGACGGCACCACGGCCGTCGACCGGTCGGACGCCTACGGGCTGGTGGTCGAGACGAACGTTCGATCGCTCCACGTGGGGGATCGAGTCGCGGTTGCGGTCTACAGGTGATCACTGATGGCATTCACAATCAGCCAGGCCGACACGGTGTCGCCGAAAACGCTTCGGAACGAGATCGTCAGGGATCTGGATAATCGGACGCGGCAGAACGCACTGATCGCCACCGACGTGTTCCCGCCCGTCGAGTTGAGCGACAGCAGTGAAACGTACTACACGATGGACGGCGCCGAGATGCCGATGCCCCGCAGCGATCTCTCCGCCGAGTCCCGCGTCGTCCACATCGACGACCTCGACGAATCCACCGTCGGCGTCGAGACGTTCAAGGCGAAGACCGCGCCGGAGAAAGGCGCGGACACGGAGCTGAACACCGATGCAGAGATCCTGAACCTGTTCGAAGCCAGTGCGGATAACCTCCGGCTCCGCTTGGAGATCGCCAGGTCGATGGTGTCCTGGCGGGGCTACGGCGGGATCGACGGGATGATCGGGTCGGAAGGCCAGACCGCCCACCCCGACCTCGACGCGAGCCACGTCTTTACGCCGTCGACGGCGTTCAGCGACACCGCGAACTCGACGCCGCAGGACACGATCATCGACGCCAGCTTCCAGATCGAGGACACCGGCGATATGCTGGATAGCGCGGGCCAGATCACCGCCTACCTCAGCCCATCGGTCCTCCGGGACCTGAAGAAGAACGACGACCTGGAAGGCCGCTTCAGCGGGGTCGACACGCAGGGGCTGGCGGAGGATCAGGTGGCGAACATCCTCCCGGTGGACGAAATCCAGGAAGTCCGCACCCAGGTCGTCAGGACGGACGCGAACGGCCAGCCACTCGACGGCTCGGGGAACGTCGCCGAGAATCTCGCGAACGCCGTGAAGGACAACATCCTGGAACCCTACGACGAGTCTGCTGATACGCAGCGGCGGAACGTCGTGATCGGCGCCCCCGGCCGCGTGTCAGCGTTCATCCCCTGGTTCGCCGACCGCTTGGCGGAACACGGCCGGCAGGCGCCGCCCAGTGGGGACTTCAGCGTCGACATGGCGAATGGGTTCCTCACGCAGATGTGGACGGAGAACGACCCGCTCGTGACGTGGTTCAAGATCGCCCAAGAGATCGGGTTCCATCTCCACCGGCCCGACAACTGGAGCATCCTCCAGGACGTGTGACGATGGCGACTGAACTCCACTGGCCCCGCCGCGCGACGTTCATCGAAGCCCCCAGCCAAGGTGTGGACGACCAGGCCCACCACTACGAAGGCCCGGCGACCTACGAGGTACCGGACGACAGCGTGGACCACTACCTCGAACGCGGCTGGATCAGGCCGGAGGACGCCGACGCCGGCGATGACGCGCCGGCGGCTGTCGAACAGGACGAACCCGCCGAACCAGCGGACGCCGACGCCGACGCCGAACCGGACGATGGGTTCGACGCGGAAGCGTTCGTCGACCAGAGCTGGCAGGCCGTCACCGCGGCGATCGAGGATGGCGACGCCGACGGCCACCTCGACGACGTTCGAGACGCGGAGCGGGATCGGGACGATGGCGACCCTCGGGATAGCGTTCTCGAGGCGCTCGACGAGCGGGCCGGGTGACCCCGTGATGGTGGGCCTGGCCGACCTGGTATACCTGGCCCAGAACTACAACTGGCTCATGATCGTCCTGCTGTGGCTCGGGGCGCCGTATGCCTACAAATCCATATCGAATACCATCAGCGGCATGGACGAGAAGGTCGACGGCATCGGCGTGAACCAGGCCGACTTATCGGAACAGGTCAACCGCATCGGCCAGAAACAAGACCATCTCGGGTCGCGCCAGGAAAAGATGCTCGAACGGTTGGGGATGAACACGGACGAGATCCAGGAACTCCAGCGCGAAACCGCCAGGTTGGATGAACGCCACCGCCACGACGACACCTATTACCGGGACGACGAACCGGACTCGGAGGGTAATGGGTAGATGGCCGAGATCACGTCCAGTAACCTGGATGATGAACACTGGGCCACCAGCGACGGCGTCCGGGAGTACATCGACATCCCCGTCAAGGGCGGCGAGAAGGACGTAGAGCCGTTCATCCTGAGCGCGACGGATACGGTGCAGGCGTGGTGGAAACGAACCACCGACCAGGACATCCCCAGCGACCTCCCGCCAGGGAGCAGCATCGAAGACGACCACCCCCTGCTCGTGAAAGCGACGGAGTTACTCGCGGCGTCGGAGGCGCACGAGGCGAACGCCCAGAACTATCGATCGGAACAGGACGACGGCCAAGAACGACACGTGTATCTGGAACGTCGCGCGGAGTCGAAGTTCGACGACTGGGTCACCGTCCACGGCTACGGCGCGACCGACACCACCGAAGCCCAGGGCACAAGCTATCCCGCGACCGGCCGGACCGCCCACCTGACGAACTACGGAGGCGACTACGGTGAGTGAGCTCGAGATCGAGGTGGACGTGCCGTCGCGCGTCGAGGATCGCTGGAAACGGATCCTTGGCGGCGGGGCGGAGGATGCGGTGGATCAGCTGGCGGTGTTGTCGGAGCGCCACATGAAGGATGAAGCGCCCGAGGGCGTCGGGATCCCCAGGGTGAATATGCGGACGACGATCAAGGCCGCGACGGAGTCCCAGGATCCCTACCGGGTGTCCGTTGCGCCGCGGAAGCGAACCGAGCAGGGCTGGCCGCTCCATCAAGCGATCGTCGAGGGCACCAGCTACGACACCAGCCCACCCCCGTTGGAGCCGATCCTGCAGTGGGCGACCGCGAAGATCACCCCGAGGGAGGGTGAGTCGATCGAGCGGGCGGCGGAGAACATCCGGTGGGCGATCTTCCGCGATGGCCACAAGACGTTCCCGAACGAGTTCATCGACCGCTCCATCCGCCGGTGGAACGGTAGAGCGGGCCAGATCGCCCAGGACGCCGTCGACGACGCCTTCGACACCAGCGGGGGCGCGATGTAGATGGCGACGGACGCCGGATTCACCGCCTCGGATCACGACGGGTTCACGGAGGCACATCTGGAAGTGCTAGAGCGGTTCCGTGATGTCGCGGTCGACAACCACCTCTCCAATGGGAACCTGGATGGGTCGGGATACTCGCCCGATGTGCAGCATCACGTCCGGGGCGTCGTGGCGGCCGATCAATTACTGAACCACTACGACCTCCCGGTAGTGTTGTCGATCCCGACCGGTGTCGGCGACGAGGCACGGAACGTCCGGGCGAACGACACCACGTATACCTTTAGCATCAGTGCGTTCGTGGCGGATTATGATCAGCAGTACGGGCTTGAGCTGGCCCAGGTGATCATCGGGAACGTCGTCAACAACGTCGAGGAAAACCGGCGGCTGGAATCCACGCCCGGCGCGGGTGACCCGGTGGCGAAGGATGCCCACCTCACGTCGGGGGCGGATGCGGTACAGTTCGATTTCGCGCTGAACGTGCGGGACGAACGGGTCCACCTGAAATACGGGACGGCCGATTTCGTGGTGGAAACCAAGCGACGGAAACCAGTGAGCTAGCGCAACGATGGCACGAGAACTACCCACGACCGAACCCGAGGATGACGATGGGGAGGTGATCCGGGAGTTCATCCAGTTCCGCGGCCGGCAGACCTCCGTGGTGCTGGATGAGTTCGGGATTCGCTTCCAGATGATGATCAAAGACACCCCTGACGGGGAGTTCAGGATGCACGAACCCCTCCCGGTGGCGTCAAGAGACGCGATCGAGGCGGGCGAAACACCGGCGAACGCCGTCGCCGAACCCGTCGCCGACGAACTCACCCGCGGTGACCTGTCGAACCCGCTGATCAACTACGGGATCGTGTGTGAGTACCCGACGGGCGACGGCGAACTCTGTGGCGAGGTGTATCCGTCCCTGAAATCGCTGAATGGACACCTGAGCAGCCACTCCCCCGACAACGAGGCTGCTGATGGTGGGAACGAGCGTGAGGCGGATTCACATATCGCGGACATCGACACGGATACAGGTGAAAGTGGATGACGCAGAATATCGGAACGGACGCCCAGAGCCACCTCGGGTACTGTGGGATCACGGAGGAATCGAGTTACGGCGGGGGCGGTGCCCCGTCGGTGTACCTCCCGATTAACAGCGATGGGTTCAGCATGGAGAACGGCGTCCTGTTCAACAGCAACATCCGTGGCCGAAGCCGGTTCGACGGGACCGCTGGGGTGTTCGACGACGACGGTAGCGTGGAAATGGTGGCGGGGCCGGAGAACGGCCTCGGTTACCTCCTAAAGGGCGCGTTCGGCGCCACATCCGTCACTACGTCCGACACGGATGGCGACTCGACGGACGACACCGGCGAACACACCTTCACCGCCGACAACAAACTCCCCAGTTTTGCCGTCGAGATCGGGCTCGGCGCGATCGACGCCTTACGGCACAAGGGCGTCGGGATCGGGAGCCTCGAGATCAGCCACACGCCGGAGGAATACCTGATGGTCTCCGCCGACATGAACGCTCAAGAGCCCGAGCTACAGGGCAGTCAAGCGTCGCCGACGTACTCGGACGAGCGGCCGTTCGTGTGGCACGACGGCACGATCCAGCTCGACGGCACGGATCGATCGGTGGACGTGGCCGAGTTCAGCGCGACCGTGGACAACGATCTTGACGAGAAGATCCGTGGGAGTCGGACACCGGCGAAGTGCCACGTCGGCGAGCGGGCGGTGTCGGGGAGTCTGAACCTGGATTTCGAGAACACCTACGCCATGCAGCTATTCCTCGGCGACACCGCCGCGACCACCGTGCAGGACGCACTCTACAAGGCGAGCCTGAACGCAACGTGGACCAGCCCCGAAACCACCGCCGATGGCGGTTCGACGGCGTATAGTCTCGAGCTGGACGTGCCGAACATCATCCTGGCGACCGATGAAGTCCAGTTGAACGAACAGGATGCGATCGTGGAGAACATCGGGTGGGAAGCCGAAGACACGGCCGCCACGTACGACATCCAGGCCATACTGGCGAACAGCCAGACCGCCGCCTACTAACCGATGTCACGACCATTACGTCTCTCGTCGTCGCTCGATGCGTCGGGCGGCGACGACACGGCGACCGACACCGCCGACGTACAGACCGACGCCGCGGTGCTACAGGTCGAGAACCAGTCCTCGGGAGATAGCACCGACGTGGACTTCCACTTGCAGGCACGGCTCGACGATTCGCTGTCGTGGGGCGACTGGATCGCATCGATCAGCGGCGTCGACAACGGCGCGACGGAGATCGTGCCCGTCGACATCGAGGGCGTGACGGACCTCCGGTTACAAGCCGTTAATCAGGGGTCGAGTGGGGCCGATGTGGCTGCGGAACTGGAAACGATCTAGCGATGGCACGGAACCCACAACGCCTCCCGGCGCCACGGAGCTGGCGGACCGATACGCTGGAGTCAGACTCCGTTTCGACGGAACTACTCGGGGATGGCCGCCACTATGCGGGGGCGTATGATGGCTTGGATCCGGATACCAGGTTGGATACCGCGCTCGCGGCAGCCGAGGCGGGCGAAACGGTGTATCTGGAAGCCGCCACGTACGACGCCGCACGAACCGTTGCTGTCGCGGTGAAGGTCGTCGGGACGAATATCTCCGGTACGAGTATCGATGCGGCGTGGACGTTTAGCGAGAACCTGTCGCGGCTCGAGTCGGTGCGGTTGAATTCGCCGTTGACGATCACGGCGAACGGGTTCGTGGGGACGGACCTCTGGATCAGTGGCACGAGTGTCTCGGCGGAGGGGAACGGTCACGTGTTCACGAAGTGTCGGAACGGCGAGATCACGTTCACGTCCGGGACGACGAACGGGCTCGCGGATGGGAATTACGCCGGTATCACGATTACGGACAACGGCACGAACACTGTCGGTGACAACGGCTAACCGACGGTGACGATCCCGCGGTATGGGTGGCTTCCTACCGACACCTTCGACGATGCGAGGGCGGGGTAGGGGATGAACGAAACCGACCGATTCACGACAGAACTCAAACCACGACATGAGTAGCGCGGCGACCACGAACCCCCGTGGAATCCAGCGTCATACTGGTTTAATGCTGAGAATTGTCGTCATGGTGAGCATGGCCACCGATTCATCCGACCCTACTCCTGACGATCCCGACGACGATGTAGCGTGGGCGAACCAGGAAGCATACCGAAGGGAAACCGCGGAGACGAAAGATGTCGTGTTGCCGGACGGCCAGATGAAGCTCCGCGTCTCCGTGATGCAGCCCACGAAATTCGCGTCGCTGATCGACGAGTACGGGATCGCCGACATGGCCGAAGACCTGTCGAACGTCGACCCGGATACGGACCTCACCGAGCTGGACGACGTGGAGCTGGATGACGTCGAACCAGAGGATCTGGAGGAACTGGGAGACAGATTCCGCGTCGTCCTGTTCTTCCGCGACGTGATGGTCCCCCAGGTCGTGAAGCCGAATGTTCACTGGGCGAACCCGGCGTACATCGGCGATCCCGACTGGTTCGACCTCTCCGAGCTGACCGAGCGGGATCGGACGTTCCTGATCGGCGCGATCACCGGCCAGGACCCGGAGACGTTGTTGGATGCGGCCGAGGATCGCGCCGAGTCGTTTCCAGGATAACCCGATCATGCTCAAAGCCGGACTAATGGCACGGGAATACGGAATGCTCCCCAGCCGCGTTCTCGGTGAACACGATCTCGCGGCTGGGGTGCGGTTCCATCTGGATTACGACATCTATGCGGCGACGGCGAGCCACATCGAGGACGTACGGGAGGATCGGATGGATCGGTCGGATCCACGGAGCAGCCGTGTGGGGTCGCGGCGAGAGCGACGGGATATGGTCCGGAGTCAGGAGTCGCGGGCTGATCAGCGCGACCAGATGGACCAGGCCGGGCTGAAAGCCCCGAGCCCCGAGGGCCAGATGTCCACGCTCGCGGAACTACAAGCGGAACGCCGGGAAGCCGAACGGATACGCGAACAGGCGCCGGACAGGGTTGGTGACGGCTGATGGCGAGTGACGCGAACGTCCGGGTCTTAGTGTCGGCGCTGACGGAGGCGGCCGAGGAAAGTCTCGAGGACGTGGGCGCGGAACTCTCGGGCCTTGCGGGCCAGGGGCACGTGGCGGCGGAGGGCCTGGATGCGGCCGCTGGAGAAATGGGATCGGCGACCCGGACCGCCGCGATCCTGCAGGCGGCGCTGGATGAACTCGGGAGTGAAGCCGTAAGCGCCGGCGTGAAAGCCGAGTTCCTGCAGCACGCGCTCGATGACGTAGGGGATGAGGCGACCCAGGCCGCCGTCCAAAGCCAAGCCGCGTCCGGTTCGTTCAGCAGTCTTTCGTTGTCTGCGTCGGGTGCGAGCCTGTCGGTTGGGACGCTTTCGACCGCGTTCACCCTGTCGCTCATTCCCGCTTTGTTGACGGCGGCGACGGTGATCGCCCCGTTGGTGGTGGCGTTCGGCGCGCTCGCCGCCGCGGCGGCCGCTGTGGCCGGCGCGTTCGGCCTCATCATCGGGTCGGGGATCCTGGCGTGGGGCGATCAGATGGCCCAGCAGAACGAGGAAGAACTCGCCCAAACCGATCGTCTCATCAGCCAGTACGAAACGATGCAGGACGCCCAGGGCGCACTCACCGCCCAACAGCAAACCCGGTTACGGCAGTTACGCGAGAAAAAAGAGGAACTCCAGGATCAAACGACGGCCACCGGCGCGCTAGCTGGCGTCGTCGGCGATCTAAAGGAGGAACTACAGCCGCTCGTCGTCGAGTTTGGCCGGGAGTTCATCCCGTTGATCAAAGACGCGGTGGACGCGATCCCGGACGTAGTCGAGGAGATGCTGAACGCCGTCGGCGGCACCGAACAGTTCCGGGACAGCCTGCGGGAGTTCGGCCAGATCGCCGCCGACGTCCTCCCCACATTGGTCGGCCTCATGTTCGATCTCGCTCGAGCCGCACTCCCCGTGTTGCGGGACGTGGTGTCGTTCCTGCAGGATAACGGCAGGGCAGCCCTCGAGGATATGAAAGCCAGCGTGATGGAGTTGAAGCCGGAGCTGATGGACCTGCTGGATGCACTTGTTGATCTGGCGCCGACGCTGCTGGAGTTCGGGACGAACGTCGGGAACGTCCTCATTCCGGCAGTGACGAAACTCGTCCGGGCGACGGACGGCTTCATGGAGACAATTAACGATATGAACGAAACCACCCGGAAGATCGTGATTAGCCTTCTGCTGCTCGCCCCTATTCTGGTGAAGCTGGCGGGGCTCGCCTCGACGCTGTACGGTTCGTTCACCGGCCTCAAAGAAGCTCTCGTTGGCCTCAAAGCTGCCATCGCTGGATCCACGGCCGCGGCGGTGGCGCTCGGCGCGGCGATCGGCCTCGCGGTGGTGTGGACCCTCGATATGCTCGGCGTGTTCAGCGCTGTCTCCGAAGCCGGCGAAGCGATGGGCGAACTGCTCGGCGAAGACCTCGTCGACAGCATCCTGACCCTCCTATCCGTCCTCACGCTGGGGCTGTTCCCGTTGATCGCGGCGGTCGGCGCCGCCATCGTCGAGCTAGTCCGGGGTGACATCAGTGGCGCCGTGGATGCGTTCCACGACGTGATGGGCGTGTTCGGCGATGCCTTCGGGAACGTCGAAGACATGATCATCAGTGGCCTACAGTCACTCGGTGAGTGGTTCGTCAACATCTTCAGCGGGATCGGTGGGTTCGTACTGGGGTTCCTCGACGACCTTGGCCAGGGGTTCATGGCGTTCTTCCTCGACACGCTCCCGAACCTCGTCTTGGACGGCTTGATCTTCCTGGTGTCGGCCGTCGAGGTACAGCTCAACGTATTGTTTAACCTGTTCGCATCCGTGTTTAACGGGATTATCGGGTTGATCAGCGAGGCGATCGACACGGCGGTGAATGGCGTGATCGATATCGTGAACGGGTTCCTCGAGGGGATCGACGAGGTGGCGAACGCCGTCTCGGACGTAACTGGGCGCGACATCGGCGACATCGAATCCATCGGGCAGGTGGATACGTCGGGGATTGCCGAGGATCTACAACTACAGCAACGGGAAACCGGCTTCAGCCAGGTCCGACAGGGGAACCGACAGCAAGCCCAAGGGGTGCAGCGCCAGATCAATAACACCGAAGTGAACGTAGATGTCGGCGGGGACCTACAGCAGAACCCGCATTCGTTCAGCCGGGACGTGGCCGAGCAGGTGAATCGCGAGAAACGATCCAATAACGGGGCCTAATTACTCGTGCCGTACAGCCTCACGGTCGATGGCTACACGTTCGCCAACCCGCCCGAGGAATACCGGAAATCAGCGCGGCTCGCGAACAGCCCACAGACGGCGTTCAACAAGCGATCGACGAACTTCTACCAGTCCGACAGCCAAGAGTTACAGTACCGCGCGGACGGCACCCTCGCGCTGGATCCAGCCCTCGGCGGCACGGACGACCTGGCCGAGCTGGAGAAACTCCAAGAGATCGCTATCCGGGGTGGTGAGGTGGAGGTGGCGTTCGACCCGTTCTTCAGCGGGAAATGCGTGATCGAGGATGACCCGTTCCGACAGTCCGGAGCTGAATCCACCTACCAGTTCACGTTCACGGTCAATACGGATTCCACCGATGACTCCAATTACCCATCCCACAGTGCACCCGAGACGGGGAACACGTTCGAATTCGGGCATCTAGACCTCGGGTATGACCCGCGGGAGGTACAGCAGAACTACGAGCGGCAGACCGAGACCGTGCAGCGGCTGCAGGGGATCGCCCGGTCGGTGGACATCGAGGGCCTCATCCCCACCGTGACCGTGTCCGGGATGATCGATGGCGGGGGGCAGGCGGAGCTGTGGGAGATAGCGCGAAAGAACCGGCTCGGGTATCTGTCGGCCGAATTCCAAAACGGGTGGGCGCTCGTCGATTCAGTCTCGATACGGAATTCGCCGGCGGCGCCGGATTACCTTACGGGACTGTTCCAGTATGATCTGGATCTGTTGGTGGTGATGGATCCGGGGTCGGGGATCGGTGAAGCGTCGAAGTACGTTGACCGGGGCGTGCAGGATTCCAATACGTACGTGTCGAACTGTGATGACGATGGCGTCTATGAACGCCTCGGCACCGATTCCGATGAGTACCCGTTCGCGCTCGATTACCGCGTCAGCGGCGGCACGGGGAAACTCACGGGTGCGTACATCGAGTGGGAGGAATCGTTTGGGACCCTCGATCAGAACGCCACGAACTACCTCTACGCGGAAGACCCCGACAAAGATGGGTACGGCCAGGTTGACACCGGCACGTCTGGCTTCCCGGCGGACACGGTGCATCTGTATGAGGTGGATACCGGGACGAGTAGTGTCGACGCGATTCGGGATCAACGGTCCTGCCTCACCGGCACCAGGCTCTCGTACGACGACCTCGGCGATCTGAACTTCATCGACACCCTCTCGATGACTGATGAACTATCGTCGGAACGACTGTTGACATTCTCCGACCAGGTCACCGTCTCGGATCCCACGCTCCCGTGGCTCGGAATCACAGCGTTCACCGATAGTCTGCCCGTCGATGACCCCGTGACGCTCCGGGGGATCACGTCGTTCGCCGATACGGCGGCCGTACTGGATGGGGGGTCGGCCAGCGCCACGTCGACTAGCCAGCGAACGTTGACCTGGGAGACCGCCAGCGACTGGAACGCCGCCCGTGACGAATCCGGGACGGTTCACGACTCGTTCGGGGCGCTCTCGGGCGGTGACGTGATCCAGCTCGGGTATCCGAACCGGGACATCGGCGATTCGTCGCTGGAAGCGTACTGGCCGCTCGATGACAGCGCGGGCCCGATTACGGATGTCACGGGAAACGGCCACGATCTAACCCGCGACGGCGGGACGCTACAGAAAACAGGGGTATTGAACACGTACAGCATCGGGTTTAGTAGCGACGTGCTGGATGGCGGCGATGACCCGGATTTAGAGGGGACGCCGTTCACGATGGTGGCGTGGTGTAAGCCGGATGCGTCGATGCAGTCGAACCAGGGCGGGTGGGGGAAGTGGAACCGGGCGGTCAGTGGGAACGAAGGCCAGTACCTGGTCCGGTCGGAAGATGCGAACGGCCAGTGGCACGCGGATTTCCACGACGGCAGCACGATTCATTCGATAGAGGGCGGGTCGGTGGATGCTGCTGTCTGGCAGATGATCACATTGACGTGGGATGGCTCGACCGTCCGACTGTATAAGAACGACACGGAGACCGATAGTGCATCGACCGGCTCGAGTATGAACGCCGAGTCGTCGGCGTTCCGACTCGGGGAATACGATTCCGGCGGCTACTACGAGGGCGACCTCGGGCCCGTGCAGTTCTACACCCGAGCGCTAGATGCCAGCGAGATCACGACACTCTATCAGGCCCCGCAGGATGGCTCCCTCACCACCGCGACAAAATCCTATAGCGACGCAACCAAGCCGGATTTAGAGAACATGGCGTACGACCTGCAGGGGGAGTCGATCGAGGTGGACGTAGTTGGGAGCCCGGGCACCGTGAGTGAAGAAACACAGACCGTGACGCTCGATGGCGCCACCGCCTATGCGGTATCGTGGACGGATTCCCACACGGATTTCCGAATCAAAGTGAAGCCGTCGACGTCCACGGTCACGGTGTCGCCGACGTTCACGGCGGCAGCCCTCGTGGGGAGCGTGGCCGTCGGTGACCCGGATCAGAACCCGAACACGACGTGGACAATCAACGGCGCGACGTATGATACGCAGGGCCACGAGTACGAAGGCGGTGGGGTGATCAGTACCTATGGAGCCTAAGGCATGACGTATATTTTCAGCGATTTCGAAGAACAACCCACGGGCTCGGTACCCGCGGGATGGACCGTGGAAGCGCAGGATGGCACCATCGATCCGGTGGTGACTGAATCGGACCCAATCGAGGGATCGAAATCGTTCAAAGTGGCCGATGACGTGGCGGGTGGCGCAACCAGAGTCAGCCACCCCGTCGGCGATGAAACAATACAGATGCGGATGGAATACCATGCCGACCGGTCGCTGGCTGGGGAGAACCGGTCCCCGATGGTGAATATCTATTCGGACAGCGGGTTCCTGTATGGATATGCGTTCGTGAACGGTGGGAACACCGCTGATGAAGCCTTGTCGGTGATCTATATGCCCGACAGCATCTTTTCGGAAACCGAACTGGGGAATGCCACCCCGGTGGCCAGCCTCAACCGCTTCCAGGATTACGACATCGAGATACGAAACCCGGCGACCGATCTCGCCCTGCTGATCGATGGCACCGTGCAGCACGATCCATCCGATACCTATAGTGGCGCCAGCGCCATCCATCTCAAGGCCGATGACTGTGTGATGTACTATGATGGCTATCCCGGCGGGGGTGGCGGTGGTGGGGAGCTGATCGCGCCAGGGGCGACAGTCGTGCTATTGAAGGACGATCTGGCCCACGCGTAGAGGCTCCGTGAATCCAGCGTCATACTGGTTTAATGCTGGGTTGTGCGTGGTCGCCGGTAATGGCGGTCACTGCGTACCCGACTGGTTCTGACTCGGGGTTCGGCGAGGAATCGGCGATCAATTCTGAACGGGATCGAGTGATCGCGTCGCTCGGCGGCCGAATGGGGGATTTCGTCGCGGACCCGTTCAATACGGGGCACTTCGATGAATCCCATAGTGGTAGTTCGCTGGATATCGATATCGACACGGCCGGGTCGGGGAAAGCGTTCCTCGGCGGGCACCTGGTCGACAACGACGCCACGATCACCCTGACGCTGGATGCATCCAGTACGAACGAGATCTATCTGGTGGTGCGTGATGCGGCGACGAACAATGCCGAGGTGACGTATACCAGCGACGGCTCCACGCCCACGGGACAGTACGTGATGAAGCTCTGGGAAGCCACGACGGACACGAGCGGCGTGACCGGCACCACGGATTTCCGGGCATACGTGCCGTACCGCGACGACCAACCAGATCAGGCCATCACCGGGCGGAAGCACGGGACGTCTGGGACGATAGCCGTCGATTCGACCGGCGTCAAAACCGTCACGGTCACGTTCACCCATGGCTACCGGAACGCGGTGGATCAGGCGACCGCCGACTTGAACGCCGTCTCCGACACCGGGGCGGAATTCGGGTATATTCGCGTGGATCCCTCGTCGATCTCGACGACGGGATTCACGATCGAGGCGACGGTGTCGGCGGCCGGCGCGAGCGGCTCGACGGCCGATTTCGACTGGGAGGCATACGGCAGGTAAATTAGTGATGACCGACACCAACGACCCCGATGTACGCGAGATTGAGCTGGCCGACGCCATGAACATCCTGCAACAGGCCACGAGACGCGTCAATGACGTGGCGGGTGGCCGGTTTCGGGACGACGTAGACGCGACGGGCCGGTTCACGTTCGAACTCGTCGACGCGGACACCGGCGAGACCGAGACGCGACGCGTGGTGAACACGGTGGTGGATGACGGTGAGAACGAGATCCTCCGGTGGCTCGCCGGCCGCCCGCGTGGCCCAACCACCGAGTCGTTTAGCGGCGATGGGTCACAGACGGAGTTTCAACTCCCGTACCCGTATTTCCCGGTGGAGGACGTGTCGAACGTGACGGTGGACGGGAACAGCCAGTCGGAATCGGCGACGGAGTACGCGGTGGATTACTGGAACGGCACCGTCTACTTCAGTTCGGCTCCGTCGTCCGGGACGGATAACGTCAGTGTGGACGTGACGTACGTGCAGCATCCGTTCCGGTGGCTGGCTGTTGGGACGGATGACACGAGCGTGTCGGCGTCCGATAGCAGCCTCGGCTCGGAATCCGAACGAGTTGCGCTGGATGTAGGCACGAACGGTGGGGAGTATACGCATGATGTGTCGGCGGTGGAGGTGACCGGTACGTGGCTGTTCGGCACGGGGGAGGCGAACGTCTCGATCGCTGAAGCGGGCCTGTTCGGCATGCCGAGTACGGCGACCGCGTCCGGGACGTCGGAGGATACGATGTTGAACCGGACGGTGGTGTCGCCCACGATCGATAAAACCAGTAGTCAGGAGCTGAAAGTGACGTGGACGCTCTCGATGTAAGCCCTTTGGCTCGCTAGATCATTTATGCCGGATACCCAGGCGTTCGCTATTGATTGGCGGGTCACGATTCAGCCGGAGGGCGAGGTGTCTGCTGATGTGGCGGAGATCACGATCATCGAGGAAGCCGGGGTGAATTCGGCGACGGTAAAGTTGGATACGTCGAAGCGCCCACACGCGCTGGAAGAACAACAGGACATCACGATCACGCTGGATGATGGGAACACGGTGCGGCGGTTCGATGGCTATACCGACAGCGTCAGTGATGATGACGAGCGGCCGGTGGTGACGGTGGATGCACGCACGCCGATCGGTGTGCTGGATGATGCGACGGCGGTCGGCGTGATCGGCGAATCGAACCTGTTCAGGGTGATCGACGCGATCCTCGACAGCTCGGCGGGGAACGTCCGGGAGATCTGGTTCGATCCATCGGGGGTGGAGAGCCGGTATGGGACGTTCGCCGGCGCGACGGATTACGGCGATATCGATATCGGGTATAGTGGCCGGTTCGATGTGGCTCGCGAGGCGTTTGAATCTCGGGAAACCACGCGGTATGGGAAGGAAGCGGAGTTACGGGTGGATTCGTATACGAATACTACGAAGACGACGTATACGATGGATGTCGTGGGGAATGATAGCGATGGCAACGTGGTGACGGCGAGCGTGGATCTGCCGCCTGGGGATGACGCTCAGGCGGCGTTCGGCAGCGACTCGTTCAAACTCGCACTATCCGGCGGGAACGCGCGGTGGGCTGGTGTGGATTCGGTGTCGACGGATATTCCGGCGTTTCAGAGTGGCTCGGATTCGCTGGTGTCGCTGGATGCGAACGTGTTTAATTACGTGAAGACGGATTGGCGGTTTCGGTTGGATTCGCTGACGTCGGTCCGGTCTGCGATCAGTCGGATCGTGCAGTATATCAGCGGGCTGGATGACGCCCGGGACTGGGAGTTCTACGTCGATGATTCGAACGACGAGCTGATCGTCCAGCCCGAGCGCGACCGGACGCCGTCGACGTACGTGTTCCGTGAAGGTGATAACGTGTTGAAGCCCGTCGCGTCGAGGGATCTGGATGGCGTGCGGAATTTCATCAAGGTGTCGGGGGCGAGCGGGGTGAACGTCTGGGCCTGGGCGTATAACGGGGATTTCCAGTCGTCGCTGGATAACCCGTTTGACAATGGGGACTATCCGACTGGTGGTGAGACGTATGCCAGTTCGCCGGGCGGTGGGCAGAACGATATCGACGAGATCAACATCAGGGCTGAAACGTTGGCGTCACGCCAGATCACGTCGGTGTTCCAGGCGATCGAGATCGGGAAGAAGGCGCTTCGGGAGTTCTATCGGACGCCGGTGACGGGGCAGGCGCCGACATCCGGGTTGCACCCCGCTGTGCCTGGGGATCGGGCCGAGGTGTTTTATCCGAGTCGGGGGATTCCGCAGAAGGTGGGTGATAACACGTATATTGTGGAGAAGGTGGAGACGCGGGTGACGCCGGAGTCTGCGACGACGAAGATTGATTTCGGGTCGTCGAAGCCGAACCTGGCGGATCAGATCGCGGCGGGGTCGTCGATGATCAGGAACGACATTTCGGATAACGTGGCCCAGTATGCGACGAGTGTCACGGGGGACGCGCAGGGGGATGGTGCTGCGTCGGTGGGTGCGTTCCCGATCGTGGGGACGCTGGTGTCTCGGGAGGATGGGGGTCGGTGGACGGTGGAGGGGGAGGATGGGAACACGTATACGGATGTAAAAGTGATCTGATACGTTATTCTCAATCGATCATGTAGTCGACACTCGCAAGCTCCCGCGCCTCGCTCGTCACGTCCTTTCCGACGGCATCCTCTGCGAGTCCCTCAAGAACGCTCAGCGTCCGATCCCTCCCGGATCGGTAGGCAGCATCGAACAACTCTTCGAGCACCTGGAGCTGGACACGCTCGTGGATGCGGCGGCCGTCGTCAGCGTGGTGGGCGTCGATCAGCGCCACGCGGCTCGCGGGGAACGTATAGTCTTTCGAGGGATCCGAACGGATATCAGAGAGGTAGACGCAGCGGACGACGGGCATCGACGGCGTGGTGTCGAGCTTCGCATTCGCGTAATTCTCGGTCATTGTGGGGGCCTCGAGGCAGAGCATGGGGCGGCCTTGGGCGAGATCGACGACGGGGTCGCCAACGCGAAATGGTTGCTCCATACTGTGCTCGCTCTCGCTATCGGTGTCGGTATCGTGGCTGAGTGTCATAGTCGGTGAGGTGGGTTTGCCGGATGTCGAACAGGGCGGTGGTTGCGCGGGTGATCTGGCTTCGGGTGTGGCCGGCGAGCACCCGCGCCGCAGGCTCGCCACCGGCGCCGCGCCGGGGGAATCCGACGTCGCGCGCCGTCACGCTATCAACACCTTCGTGAACTCGTTGCTGCACTGCTGGCATCGGTACCATTCGACGCGGGTCTCGGGGTAGTCGGCGTCGTTGTCGTCGACGAGCCTGATATCGGTCGTCTGGCAACAAGGGCAGCGAAGCACTGATGACGTGCCAGTCATCGGTCGCCACCATCAATGGCGCCTCCCTCGGCTGGGTCCTCCAGGTATGTTCTCAGCGACCCGCACTCCATACATGACCCGGGGGTTGGATACCGTTGCCTGGTTTGGCGGGACCACTCGCACTCTCTACAGTTAATCTCGTATCTCGCCTTCGCTGACTCCCGTTGTATCTCCCTGACGCATGACCGGCATAGATACGGGTCCGATACGTCGGAATCACGGCGTTCGCACCTATCACACTTCATCCTTCGAGCCCTCCCGTCCACCGAGCCCCACACTCCGGACACCTGAACAGGAGGTAGAATACGTCCGAGTAGCCCGTCGTCGATCGGACGGTTTCAGCCTCGCCCGTGCAGTCGCAGGCGGCGGTGTCGCTGTGTCGTTCATACCAGCGGGGCGGGCCCGTTCGGCGGATCGGTCGGCCGCGGGTTCGACGGTCGCGGGGGTTCCGCATGGGTCGCCGGGTCATCGATCGCCTCCGCCGCCGCCGTTGTTGGTCTCGAGGGCGTCGAGGACTGCGGCTGCGGCGACCTGGAAGTCGGTGCCCGACCGCTCGGCGTATCGGCGGCATACCTCGTTGATTGACAGCCCGCCCTCGCTTCGCTTGCGCGATGACGTCAGCGTCGGGTCATCGTCCGTCGTGTACCGCAGGACGCCGTCGTGGGGAATCGGCTTCCGCAGCTCGACGATGCCGTCATCGTGGACGTGTAGCGATGTGTCGCCGTCGCGGTGAACCTCGCTCATCCGTGGGCCTCCCAGTCGACATCGCTGGCCGTATGTGAGACGGGGACGACTGCCGGGAGGCCGCGGGCGCCCTCCAGGTAGTGCTGAAAGCACGCGAGTTCGGGCGAGCAGCCACAGCTGTCGTCGTCGACGGTCATGGTCGGGGTCGTGTCGGCACCGTTTTGTGCCGGCGGTGTCGATTTGGTCATGCTCGGTTGGTTCCGAGCACGGTCGGACGGTGTTACTGCACCGTTCGGCCAGATCGATTCTGACCGGCGTCCCGTGCTCATGTATACACCCTTGTGGTTACACCGTGTTAAGTCTTGTTACTTTGTCCATGTTAGAGTATAGGACGCCGAAAGTTACTTTGGCACGCCTACTGAAAGGGACTTTGAAGGCATGGCCTCCCGACCATACGACCGACCAAACGTGGCGAACCAAGACTTCGACCCGACGAAGCGCCAGCGGCGCGTTCTCGACGTCTTCAAACAGGAGTACCAGGTCAACCCTCGACGTATCCGCGAGGTGACTGGAATCAAAAAACAGCGCGTTAACGATGAACTGGACGCGCTGATGAACGCAGGCTGGATCGAAAAGCGAGCGCGCGGACTCTACAGACTCGTGTACGACGGTGAATGCTACGTCGAGCAATCGGTCCACTGCAAGGACGATGACCCACGGAGGGAACGATGAGCACGACAGCTGAAAGCGACAACGTCGGCAACGACGACCAAGCAATCACGGTCGGCGAAACCGCTGACGGTGATCCGTACACGCTCCCTATTGAGGAGCTACTTACCGGGCGGCTGTTCGCGACCGGGAAGTCGGGCGCAGGGAAGAGCAACACCGGCAGCGTCATCGCCGAAGAACTTCTCGAGCGCGGCCACCCGGTGCTCGTCGTCGATGTCGACGGCGAATACTGGGGTCTGAAAGAGGAGTATGAGCTGTTGCACGTCGGCGCGACCGACGAGTGCGATCTCCAGGTCGGCGCCGAGCACGCCGGGAAGCTCGCTGAAATCGCCCTCGAGCAGCGCGTCCCCATCATCCTCGACGTCTCCGGCTACGTCGATCCCGACGAGGCCGACGCGCTCGTCCGCGACACCGCCCACGAACTCTTCGCCCGCGAGCAAGACGCCCTCCAACCGTTCCTCCTCCTCGTTGAGGAAATCCACGAGTACCTCCCCCAGCAGGGCAGTCTCGGCGAGACTGGCGAAGTTCTCCGGCGCATCGCCAAGCGGGGGCGGAAGCGAGGCCTCGGCATCGGCGGGCTCTCGCAACGCCCGGCCGACGTTGACAAATCGTTCATCACCCAGGCCGACCTCGTCGTCTGGCACCGCCTCACCTGGGAGAACGACACCGACGTCGTCAAACGCGTCGTCGGCAGCGAGTATGCCGATGCCGTCTCCGACTTGGCTGACGGTGAAGCGCTCGTCCAAGCCGACTGGCATGACGCCGACGTCGAGCGCGTGCAGTTCCGGCGAAAGCGCACGTTCGACGCCGGCGCGACGCCGGGGCTCGACGATGTCGACCGCCCGGAGTTGGAGAGCATCGACGCGGACCTCGTTGAGGAACTCGAAGCAATCAGTGACGAGCACGACCGCCGGCAGGACCGCATCACTGAACTGGAGGCCGAACTCGAGGCGCGCGAGGCGCGCATTGACGAGCTTGAAGAGGAACTGGACGATGCCCGCGACCTCCAGCGGCTCGGCGAAGCGTTCATCGATGCCGCCGAGGACCGCGGCCCCTCAGGGAGCGACGTCGACCGTGAACTCCTCGCGGAGAAGAACGACCGCATCCACACCCTTGAGTCCGACCTCGAGGAAGTGCGCGGCGATCGCGACGCGGCCGAAGAAAACGTTGCCAGCCTCGAGGAGGAGGTCAAGCGACTCAGGTCGTATGAGGAGCGGGTTGAACAGGCCGAGGCGATCGAAGCGCAATTGGAGCGAGCGCGCGACGTGCTCGGCGTCGATGTCGAGGCGGCCGACCCCGACACCGCTTCGCAGGCCGAACTGGCGGCGGCTCGCGAGCGGATCGAAGAACTTGAGGCTGAGAACGAACGACTCCGCAAGGGGTCCGCCGGCGACCGGAGCGCCGACGGCGATGGGTTCGCCGCCCTGATCGCCCATAATGCCGTCCAGGCAGCCGTCGAAACCGCGGCGGAGAATTCTGACCGCGCCGGCGAGCACTTCCCCTCAGTTCTGCAGGTGCTCGCGAGCGCTGGCGGTGGGCCGTTGGGTATTGACGAGATTGAGCCGTTGATGGATGTTTCAGAGACGACGGTCCGGGAGGTCTTGAAGGAACTCCACCGAAGCGGGGTAGTGCGTCGTGAGAAGGACGGTCGGCAGACCCAGTTTGCGCTTGATCGGGAGTTTTTGGAGCGTCGAATCGAGGTCGCCGAACTCGATGCTTGAGAACGTATTGCTGCAGCTAATGTTATCTCTTACCCCGTTATCTACAATTAGAGATAAGCGAACCGTCCTCACTCTATATCATTCTACTTAGTCTCGCCGACGTCCTTGGTCAACCGGTGCCGGTACTCTCCGGCGGTTGCATCAAGCACGTCGTCGCGGCAGAGCACGCCCAGCCACGGATGCACATACTGCATCGGGAGCTCGACATCGAGCGCTGGATGCTGGTGGATCTCGCGCCGAATCACGGGGCCGGATAGCCCCTCGGGGTGGTCCTCGAGGACGGTCCGAACCGCCTGCTCGATCGCCTCGCGCTCGTAGGCCTCGAGTGCCTCCTCCCGCATACCTGGTTCGTGGGGACGGGCGTGATGTAGGGTTGGTGGGGTGGGTTCGTGGCTTCCGTGGGGCCGGTGGTTTCCGAATTGTCAGACGGGCGTCTCGCAGTGGTCCTTTCGCTGACTGACCCGGATGTTGTGGTTTCCGGAACCGGGTCGGTTCGATACTTACCGTGTCCCCGAGTGGGGTGGTGTATGGCGTTGACAGAGTGGAGTCATTGTCCGGAGTGTGAGTCGACGGCGGTGAACGCGACGGTGTATAGTTCTGCGGAGATGGAGCTTGAGTGTACGCGGTGTGGGATGGTTGAGGTGACGTCGTTTTCGCCGATCCCGGTTTAGGCGGTATCGGTGTCTTCGGGGAGGTATTCGTCGATGGCCCCGCGGACGACGTCGCTTTTGTTGGGTTCAAATACATGGCGGTCGTCGGTGATGTACGCGTGGAGTCTTTCTTCGAGATCGTCGTCAATGCGGACGGATAGATGCATTGCCATGTCGGTGGTATTGCGCCGCAATACATAAAATTATGTTGCTTAACATGACGTACGTGTGTGGTGTAACAAAATTATTAGTCGTTGTTATGGCTCGCCGTTTCAGGGAGAAACTCGTCAAGGGCGACGCGCATGACGTCGCTCTGGTTGGGTTGGAATTGGTGTTTGTCGCTGGCCATGTAGGTTTCGAGGCGATGTTCGAGGTCGTCGTCGATGCGGAACGTGATCTGCTTGGCCATCTGTGGTTGGGTGAGGGTGCTCATGTCCATTGACCATTTGTAATGCAATTATTTAATGGTTTGCCATAGTTGGTTAGCTGACAAAAGACTTAATTACATTGCGATTAACTCATCGCATCGTAAGACATGGACGACCGCTACACCAGCATCACAGTCAGCCAGGAAATAGCCGACGCTCTCCACGACCGTAAAGAGCGGACCGAAACCTGGGACGACTTCTTCGAAACCCGTTTCGACCTTGACCTTGACGACCAACAGCCCCACCCCCAAACCAGCAATGCCTGACTCCGCCTGGAGGATCGTTACATGGTGAATTTCGCTCCGGCAGAGTGCTGGAACCGGGTGCAAGCCCCGGCGGAGCCCTCGGGCCGCCACACCCCCAGAACACGCTCCATCCAACAGTGTGACCGGCCCACCCCTACCCACGGCCTCGCACAACTCGCAGCCACCACCTACCGACCACCCGACCCCCGACCTTGGGGTCACGGCTCATCGGTACACCCCCATTACGAGCTGACATTGGCACGGCTGGCTGCGCCGTCCGCGTTCGAATCGCGGCGAGGCCCTAATTCAATTATGGAATATACAAAACAAGAGTGTATAGAGGAGCTTCAAGCGGCGGCCCAGGAGTTCGGAGAACCGCTCTTTGTAAGGGAGTACCGAGAAGGTGATTATACTCCGAGTGACCGGACGCTCGCGAAGAAATTTGGCAGCTGGAATGATGCGAAACGAGCTGCGGGACTTGACGTAATCACGCACGGAAAGAATACGGCCCGAGGACAGTATCACCGTGCCGGGTGTGCGCTTCGTATCAACGACTCAGGGTACATGGTGTGGCGGGTTCACGACCACCCGACATGTCGAGACGTATTCGTTCACCGGCTCCAGGCGGTTGCCGAACTCGGCATCGACGCCACCCGCGGGAAGCACGTTCACCACGTGAATGAGATTCCGTGGGACAACCGCATCGATAATCTGGAACTAATGACACCCGCTGAACATGGCCGTCACCACGCCAGCCAGCGTGAGGATGCCACAGGTGACAACCTGGCATGATTACGGACCAACGCGACACCGACGACACCACGACGCTCCAAGACCTCATCGACGACCTCGAGCCATCGGAACTCCAGCGCCGCAAATACAACCGCAGCACCACTGGGAGCGACGGCGAATGACGGACGACGCCGACGACCCGGGCCTCGAGCACGACCCGCGAGCCCTCAACGCGGACTACACGCCCGCCCTTGTCCACGAAGTCGACCAACGCGACTCCATCTCGCAGGCCTCCTATGCCGACGTCGAACTCAGGGATGCCGGCGCACTCCACTTCACCGAATGGACCGGCGACAGTGGGCTGCTCCCCGAGTGGCGGTGGGCCCAAGTTACATACCTCGAAGTGGAGCCCGCCGGCGCCGGCGCGGCCGGCCAGCTGCGTCGCGTCGCCGACGAGCACTGGGACCGCCTCCCCGACCTCGTTCGCGACCACTACCCCCACCCGCCTGATCGGTCGGCGGGGCAGCGAGCCACGACCCGTGGCGGAGGCGACTGAGATGCCGCACGAGATCGAAACGAGCGGCCGCGACCACATCATCACGGTCAGCTGCATCGAGTGCGGCGAGAGGATGGAGGTCGCCGAGAGCTGCGCCGCCAGCGCCCGCCCGATCACGTGCGGCGGCTGTCCGACGATCGAGCCGATCGAGCAAGAGGAGGAGCGCTTGGCGTGACTCGCACCCAGCTCGCCGACCGCCAGCGGCTCTCCATGCTCGAGGACAGCCAGTTCCTCGGGACCCACGACGGCCCCGAGAGTACCGAGGAGCGCGTCGGGTACACCGACCCGCCGACACACGTCAGCCTGTTCACCGGCATCGGCGGGTTTGACCTCGGTTTCTCTCATGCAGGCTTCATCACACTCGTCGCGGTCGAGGAGGACCAGGATGCAGCCGACACCTACCGGCTGAACTGCATCAGCGGCGACGCACTCGACCAAGACGACCCGCCGATTTTGATGGAGCGGGACATTCGAAAGGTCGCGACCTGGGAGATCCTCGAAGCCGCCAGCCTCGGGGTCGGCGGGATCACCGCGATCTCCGGGGGCCCACCTTGCCAGGGCTTCTCGCATCTCGGGACGCGGGACGATGACAACCCGAGAAATGAGCTTTACCTCAAGATGGTCCGGATCGTCCACCAGGCCAAACCGGTGTTCTTCGTGATGGAGAACGTCCCTGGGCTGGCGACGATGCACGACGGCGACGCGATCATGGAAGTCTGTCGGCACTTCGAGGCTGGCGGCTACCACGTCTCCTGGGACAAACTCGACGCCGCCGACTACGGTGTCCCCCAGCACCGCGAGCGCATCTTCGTCATCGGCAAACGCGTCGACATCATGGCAATGCCCGAGGCGGGCAACCCGCAGCTGCACATCGGCGCAAAGCCCGGCGGGATCGAGCATCCGGAGTTCTTCCGCGAGCGCCACGGCCTGCGGGACCCGGAGCAGGCGACGATCGATGCCTTCGCCGACGACCCAGGGACGCTGGACGAACTGATCGAGCACGTCGTACAGGAGGGGGTGTCGCCGTGACCCGAGACGGGATAGAGATCGTCGTCGAGTTCACCCAACGGTTCACGGTGACGCCGCCGAGTGAGATCGACGACCAGGATTATGCAGAGCATTGGTTTTGGAACACGTGTGACGAGATCGGCCGCGACGTTCTGGACTGGAAGAACGTGGACAACTATGCGGTAATTGAGGTACGGGAGGCCGACGGTGATGACTGACGGTCAGTCTACCGACGCTACTGACCGAATCGGGGAAGCGCCGCTACACCCGTCCGACGAGTCGCCGCAACTCCGATACTGTCACCGTTGCGTCGGTGACACTCTCCACGGTTGGGACGGCGATTGCTGGGTCTGCGAATCTTGCGGCCGGCGGTGGTCGGCGTGAGTCCCCCGTATCGGTTCCACGCATCGCGCTACGCCTGTCCCGAGTGCGCTGGGCCAACCGAGAAGGCCGGAGGTCCCGACCACATCCTCAAAGTCCGATGCCAGGACTGCGACTGGTGGGACACCTTCGACCCGGCTGCTGACGAGTTTGCTCTAGACGAACTGGAGCGAATCGACCGCGCTGTAGACACGGGTCTCAAACGGGAGGCCGATCGGTGATGACTGAACAATCGACCCGGACGCGGCCGACCTACAAACGCGAGCTGCTGGAGGAGGCGAAGGACGCCAAGGTTCCCGTCACCGAGGTCAATGTCAGCGAGAGCGGTCACACGACGCGCGTCCACGCTATCCAAGAGTACGACGGCGAGGCGTATCGAGCGCAGATCACCCACGACGAACGGTCGGAATCGCCGCCCAACGTCCAGTTCGGGAAGTCCTACTGGGACTCCGACGTCCCGGTCATGCGGGACTGGTCGAGTCTCGCGACAGGCTGCCTGTCGGGTCCTCAGGACCTGCCGTCATGGGAGTCGCTGTTCACCGTATTCAACGCCGCGCTCAGTGTCTACAATCGACAGGTCCGAGACGACGTGAAGACTGCGGGGACTGACCGCTCTGGGGGTGACGGGTAACATGGCCGGCGCCCGCGTCGAACGCCAACTCGTCAACACCTATACCAGCCTCGGGTGGGGCGCGCTCCGCGTCCCGACCAGCGGCAGCGCCACCAGCCGCGACCTCCCCGACGTCCTCACCGGCCACCCCCACCCGGACGCGATGGACGTCGCGACCAGTGAGGCGTACGCGATCGAAGTCAAAGCAACCAGCGGCACCACAGCCTACACCGGACGCGACGAACTCGACGCTCTCACCCGATTCGCCAGCGCCTTCGGCGCCCAACCCCTGATAGCGGCGTACTTCAAGCAACAGGGCGGCAGCCGCTCCCGGTATTACCTCGTTCCACCCGGCGAGCTCCGGATGACAGACCAAAACGCCGGCGTCCCCGAAGCGACCGCCACCGAGCGCGCCCGCTATATCGTGTATCCGTCGACCGACACGCAGACGGCAGCGCTTGACGCCGACGTCACGGTCAACGAGGAGGCCGAGCGATGAACAGTGAGAAGGCGGCACACGTCCGAGATGCAATCAACGGCCTTCCCACCGTTGCTCACGAACCCGAGATCTCACCGAATTATCCAAGCGACGGCCACACCACCCGCACTCGCAGGGGAGTACAGTGGACGCACACCGGGGAGTGCGTGAAGCTGAAAGAGTATGCGTTCCGGCCCGCGCGGATCAATGAGGCCGGCGAGATCGTATTCGGTGATGGCCCCATGCAACCGTTCTATGAAGTCGTTCTCCAGCCGTTGAGTATCCCAAGGAGGCCACTCCCCACAATCAGCATCCCGCCAGCGGTCGTCCACGAGATCGCGAAGCACAACTGCCGGCTCCGCGTCACAGCTGGGCTCCGCGGCGAATGGACACCCGGGACCACTCGTATTCGCGACGACTGGCAACACGAACTGACACAGGACGGCGACGGCGACCGCTGCCCCGCGTGCCGCTGTACCCGGTTCACACTCGCCGATGGCGTCCCGGAGTGTGAGCGCTGCGGCGAACGCCTCACCGACCGAGAAACAGCCGCCGGGGAGCTGGAGGCGATCAAAGAATGACCGACCTCCCGCCCACCGGCGTTGATGAAATCGCTGTCGGCAAGTGCTCGAACTGTGGGTACATCTACGGAGACGATCTCGACTACCGTTTCCCCGAACCGTCAGAGTGCCAGCATTGCGGGCAATCAACCAAGAAGACGGCGGTTGCCGACGAAGAGACCGTCCGCTCGCTGGCCAAGGATGGGCTTCGGCCAGATGACGGTACCGTAGCAGGCGATGCTGAGCGCGAGTGTATCCACTGCGACGGTCCAGTTACTCACAAACACACCCGCACTGGGGAACTGCTTTGTTGCGGCCATGCATCCCAGGATATCGACGCCAAACCGATCAACGATGGCCACTCTTGCGAGAAATTCTACACTGTCGAGAGAATAGTGACAGAGTCACTATGCGAACACTACGCGGATTATCCGTCAGAAAGTCTTGCTTCGTGCAAAGAAATTGCCGAGTGGCGGATAACAACCAGTCGGTTCCCGGGCGACCCGGTTGATCCGTTACACCCCGGCGCGCCAACCGCGACGCGGTACTGTTCCGAACACTTCGCAGATCGGCTGGGTAAGATCCTCACGGAGGCCGACGGAGCAAAATTGGAGGTGCGCCCCCGTGATTGGTGACAGATTCGCGGAGGACGTCGTGGCGGAGATTCGGGACATTCTCGACATGGACGAGGACGAAACGTTGGTCGTTCAGACACCTCAGTTCGAGCGAGAAGACGGCGTCAACCCCGGCAGCCCGCCACTCACGGCGGACGCGATGGACCGACTCACACACGCCGACGAAACGGACCTACAGGATCTCGGTCTACGCAAGTGGTCCGACGAATCGGGGTTGTGGCTACTCCCCTACGAGTGGCACCCGCACCTCCCGCCGGAGTATCCCCTGTTGAGTATCCTCGATGAATGGACCTCTCGCAGCGAAATGCCCGCCACCCCCGACAAGCGCTTCGGCGTGCTTTCCGTAGGAATCGTTCCCGACTTTGAAAACGACAACGGCCGGGATCTCGTATCGGACGGTGGGTCGCGGCTCCGATGCAGCTCGTGCCGAGCGACGGTCACGCTCGACGATACCCTCGAGCTCGAGGAGGATAATCACATTGAGTGACCCGGACCGGATCCCATGGTCGGCACTCTCCCAACGCGATCGGGAGAACTTCACGGCGATGCTAAACCGTGAGTTCGACGTCGACCTAGACGTCGCTGATGCCGAACAGTACTACGGCAAACCCGGAAAGGTCGATCGTGAACTTGGCGGTTTTGAAAGTGACGGCCCGGAGTGCTCGAACTGCTTTAAGACGCTGACGCGGATCGACCTCGAAGAGCTTGAGCAAACTGGGTGCTGCCCGCACTGCGGACACGACATTACCAGCCCGGCCGACAGCCCGGACGGTGACGCCCATGCCTGACAGCGAACACCTTGCGGGCGATACCGACCAATTGGGGCTCACCGAGGAGGACCGGGAGAAACTTGCCGAGCTAGCCGACTCAGACGCTAGAACATTTAATTCAAACACCGGTAACGGCAGCCGTCCGTCGGAGCGGATCGAGAAGACGTGCGA